GATTAAAAAGTCTAACAAGGAAGATTATAAGAAAATAGGAGATGAGGGTCATTATTGGATAATATTAAAGGATAAAAAGAAATATTTAAAACATAAATTTCAGGATATTCCATTGGAAAAATACTAAATGAAAGCTATGTTGCGAATTTTTAAGTATTGTAGATTAAGGATAATTGCTTTAAGTATTGAAAATAGGCAATTAAAATTACAAATAGAATATTTAAGGGCAATATTAAATCAGGACGATAATACTAAACATTAAATGGTTAAGAAAAAGACAAAATTTAGACATATTTCAATTAATTCCAAGAAATATTACTTCTATGAAATTAAGTGGTGGGATATTTTAGGAGATTCTGGCCACGCTGGAATAAAAGAATTTGATTCTATGAAACCAGCTTTGATGACAACTACAGGATATATTTATTCCAAAGATAACAAACATCTTAAAACATTTGCTAGTTATGATGAGAACGAAGAATCTTTTAGTGATAGAAATGTCTTTCCTATTGGTTGTATTAAACATATGAAAAAGATAGAAATATAAGATTATGAAAAAATCTAATGCACTAGCATATGTTGGTTTTAATCAAAAAGATAATAGAGTTAAAAACGATTTTTACCCTACACCACCAGAAGCTACACAATCCTTATTAGAAAGGTATAAATTTAATGGTAATATTTGGGAGTGTGCTTGTGGAGATGGATCAATGTCTAAAGTATTAAAAGAAAATAAATATGATGTTTATAGTTCAGATTTGATTGATAGAGGATATGGAGAATCTGGTGTTGATTTTCTTAAAACATTTAAAAAATTTGATAATATTGTTACTAATCCACCATTTAATTTATCAACTGAATTTACATTACAAGCATTACAACTTGCTAATAAAAATGTTGCTATGTTAAACAAATTATCATTTTTAGAAGGTATAAATAGAAAAAATAAGATATTTATACAAAACAAACTTAAAAACATTTTAGTATTTTCTAAAAGAGTTAAATTTGGTGGCAATGGATTAATGGCATTTGCTTGGTTTATTTTTGATAAAAATTATAATGGAAAACCTACATTAGATTGGATATAAACAATAAAATGAAAAACGACATAAATAAGGCACAAAACACAGTTAAGCCTAAATCTATGGGCAGACCTAAAAAAGAACTAGATGCAGAAGTGATAGCAAATTTAAGTCAAATAGGTTGTACACAAGAAGAAATAGGAAGTGTTGTAGGAATATCTGCTAGAACCTTACAGAGAAGATTTGCTGATTTAATAGAGGATAATAAAAACAAGGGAAAAGCCAGTTTAAGAAAAAGAATGTGGCAATCAGCTTTAAAAGGTAATCCTAATATGATGATCTGGTTATCTAAAAATTATCTAGGAATGAAAGATCGTACTGTTCAAGAAACTGTTGTTGAACCTTTACCATTAATTATAGATGCTAAAATAGAAGATGTATAATGGCTAAACAAAACTTTTCATTTTATGTTAAAAGAGATCAGAATAAAAAGCGACCTCAAACTCATAAGAAATCTTTAAATAAGTCTGAAAAAAGGCAACAGAAAACCACTAGATATAGAGGTGGTGGAAAATGAGAGATAATAAAGCTATGGAAAGCTATTTAAAAAAGCATTACAAAAAGATTAAAGAAATGTTGTTATTTAAGAATCTTAGAAAAGAAGTTCAAATAGGTGCCAATGGAACACTAGGATATGTTATTAAGCAAGGTGTTAATAAGGGTAAAAAAGTTAATAAGTAAATGGAGAGAAATATGGAACAAGTTGGAGAGAATACTTTTCTTAAATTAAGAGAAGAAAAATTAAGACTCAAAGAAGAACTAGAGCAAGTTAAATTACAAAGAGATATGGCTTTAAGAAAACTCAAAAAAATAAAGGAGATGGCAAGTGGACATCATTAAACGACCTAACTTCTATCCTAATGGAGAGGTTATAGATTATTCATTACCTCAATCATTCCATAAGAGTTTAAATAAACAAGCCTGTGGTAACTGTGGCTTATACTCTAATAGACGATCTTTCTGTGGTAGGTGGGGAAGTAAATTTGTTAAAGATACTTACGTTTGCCATGAATGGAGAAAGAGATTTTTTAATAGATAATGAAAACAATAATTCTATTGCTACTCATCAATGGAGAATTAACTCATCAGAAATATTATGAAATATCTAACAAGAATTGCTTTGATCTTATTCAAGATAGGATAGAGCAAATCAGTATATATTCAGCTAAACATAATATATGGTTCGTAAATAAGAACATAAGCGTAATTGGTGGATATTGTTAAGCCTTTATGATAAATGTTCTTTATGGACAAATACTTTTTAAAATTCTTTTCTGCTTTAGATAGTTATATATCTTGGGTTGCAAACCTATCAGCACCTAGATGTAAATGTAAAAAGAAAAAGAAGAAATAATTTATGGGGTTAAATATGAACTATTACTTTACTGGTTGTTTAATTATTGCATTAATTCTATTTACATTACTTGTAAGTCATTACCCATGAAATTTATATTAATAATATTTTTATGTTCCTTTATAAATGACCAATGCTTAGAGCCAGTAGAAATAAAACAAGAATATAATTCATGGAAAGAATGTACGATTGCTGCACTAGAAATATCTAAAGAAATAATAATTGCACAAGAAGATAATTTTGTTAATAATAACAAAGTAGCAACGAAATTTATATGTAAAGAAGCAGAACAAGTCTAATGAGATATAATAAAATTAATGAAAATATCCCTCACCAAACCTCAACTTAAAGTAAGTAGTTCTAAAGCTAGATTCAGAATATTAATATCAGGTCGTAGGTTTGGTAAGACTTTTCTTTGTATTACCGAGATGATGAAGTACGCCACAAAACCTAATCAAAAAATATGGTATGTAGCACCTACATTTAAAATGGCTAAAGAGATCGTATGGGCTAATCTAAAAGAAATGCTTAATCAGTTTAACTGGATAGAAGATATTAACGAAACTACTATGACTATTACTATCAGGAAAACTAATAGTACGATCTCATTAAAGGGTGCTGATAATTATGATGCTTTAAGAGGTAGTGGATTAAACTTTCTTATATTAGATGAGTTTGCAGATATAGATAAACGAGCATGGTACGAAGTATTAAGGGCCTCTGTTTCTGATACATTAGGTAGAGTCTTATTCTGTGGAACTCCTAAAGGTTATGGGAATTGGTCATATGAATTATATTTAAAAGGTAAGCAAGATGAAGAATGGGATAGTTACCAATATACTACTTTAGAGGGTGGTATAGTTTCAAAAGATGAAATTGAACAAGCTAAACAAGATATAGATATTAGAACTTTCAGACAAGAGTTTGAGGGTACATTTGAAAACTATGCTGGTTCTGTTTATTATAATTTTCACCCTGTTGAGAATGTAGTTAAAAAAGAAATAGATTGGGAGAAGCCTTTACATATTGGTTTAGACTTTAATGTGGATCCCATGTCGGCTTGTGTGGGACAATTAGATAAAGATAAAGTATTTTTTCTTGATGAAATTATTATCTATGGAAGTAATACAGATGAAATGGTGCAAGAATTAAGAGATAGATATGGTACTAAAATACCAATTTTTATATATCCAGACCCAGCATGTAAACAGAGAAAGACATCTGCTGGTGGTAGAACTGATTTATCTATTTTGCAAAACGCTGGTTTTAAAGTTAAAGTGAAAAATAAACACCCAGCTATTAGGGATAGAGTCAATGCTGTGAATAGTAAGTTAAAAGATTCTAACGGAGAAAGACATATTTTTGTTTCACAATCTTGCAAAACATTGATAAAAGGTTTACAAAGACAGATATACAAAGAGAATACAAATATTCCTGATAAGGAAGATGGATTCGACCATATGAATGACGCACTTGGATATATGATTGATTACTTAAAACCATTAACCACTCAGACAAGATTTAATTCTCCTACAAGATGGACAATGAAATAAAATATGGCATACACTAGAGATCAAGCACAAGAAACCCATAAAGACTATTCAGAAACAATTAATAATTGGGAATACTACAT